GTTATTATATCGGCTAAATCCCAAGAAATGATTTTCTTTTCCAAGGGAAATTATGGATTTATCTCTGATGGTAAGTTTACAATTGATAATGGTAATAGTGGTGCAGATTTAGATTTTGGTGATGATGTAAATATTACTACTGATAGAAACGCAGGAAACTTCTTCATAAACACTGGCGATGGTAATATCTTATTAAATACAGATGACCAGGGCAATTCCCCATCTCTAACAGGTCCCAAAGATGCTCAAGGAAATCCAACTCTTAGAAAAGAACCTTTGGTTAGAGGAAATACTTTAGTAGAATTGTTAGGAGAACTTATTGATGCAATTAACCAACAAGTTTACAACACACCGGCAGGACCATCCGCAGTTGGTCCAACCAATCGTTCAACCTTTAATGATATAAAGTCTAAGTTACAAGATGCACTTTCTACATTAAACTACACCGAATAAATCATGTCTTGGGAAACATTTAAAAAAATAATGAAACCCTACATGGATAATCCCAATGGGGTAAAATCCAAAGAAGATTTTGCTAAACAATTTACTTTAGCGTATGATACTGCTGTTAAACTTGGTTCTGTAACTACTCGTGGATTTGGTGGAGCTCCTTTACCTGTGGCAAAGGGTAATACCGAAGTAATGGAGAAGTTGATGATTGCAGCATGTTCAATTGCCTTTACAAAAAGTGAAACTGGTAAACATACTTGGATGTCTGATATTGGAAATGCTGTTCTTGGGTATTGGAGTGGTGCAACTTTAGTTCAAATACCACCACAAATACTACCTCTAGGTTCGTTTCAAAATATATCAGTAACGAGTGGATTGGTATCTAATCCAGGTAAATGGCCAACAACAAGACCAGAACAACCAGTGAATGAAGCTGATACATTCTTAAACTTGTTTACCACATATGCACAAACCCACTTAACCTCTATACAATTTTCAGTATCAACTGTTTCTTTGTATTTTGGATTTCCACTTATACCACCATTGCCTGGATTTATTCAATTGACAGGATATACACTACCTTCATAAAACTCATAAACTCAACGAGAATATATTTATATTAAGATAATAACAAAATAATTAAAATGGATTCAAAAAAATTAGCAAAACTAATTAAAGTAATCGTAGAAGCTGAAGTAGCTAAGAAACACGAACAATTCTTAACTAAAACCTTTCCAAAGATTTTAGAAGAGCAGGTGAACCTTAAACTTAAATCACATTTAAAAGAGTTGAAGGGAGGTGTATCTGCCCCTCTCACTCAAGTGGTTGAGGAGGTAGACCCATTCGAACAGGCTAATCAAGTTCTACACCAAGAACGAACACAAGTTCAAGAACAAAAGAAATTCACCAAGAATGAAGTTCTTAATAATATCTTGAACCAAACCAAACCATTTAGTTCAGCACAAAGGAGTGGTGGTCAAGTTGGTAGTGGTGGAGCATCGGTATTAGATAGTTTACCACAACAACAAATTCAAGAAAATACTCACATACCTTCTTATATGGATGCAGAACCAGATATTGACCAAACAATTAACATGGGTTCATCTTTAGGAGCAGGTGGAACTGACGCACTAAGAGCACAGATGGCTCATAAAATGGGTTACGGTGATATGGGTTCTCAAGGAGGACCAAAACAAGGGTTAGGGGTATCAACTGGTTTAGCGGCATTAGATAGAGTTTTAAATCGAGATAATTCTGAACTTGTTAAAAAGTTTAAAAGATAAATGCAAGAAATACTAACCATATGTGCTTTTATTTATGCGATTAACATTTTAGTTAAATCGTTTAAAGGAGATAAATGTGGTTGTAATGATTGTAATTGTGGAGATAAATAAAAATGGCATATGTAATTGGTAGAAAAGTTGTAAAAGATACTGAATCAGAGTTTGATTCATTTGCCTATGGCATTTCATCACCTACCAAACGTGGTACGGTTATGTTTGAACAAACCTTTACCTCATATGATGCTGCTAAGAGTAATCTTAGAAATTTAATGTTAACTGCTCGTGGTGAAAGAGTAATGCAACCCGAGTTTGGTACTGGATTACATGAACTATTATTCGAACCCTTTGATGATACATATGAGAGTAGGTTGCAAGAAATGATAACTCAATCTGTAAATTTTTGGTTACCATATATTACCATAGAATCAATTGAAGTTGATATGAGTGATGAAATGAAAGACAGACATACTGCAAATGTTAGTATACAATTCACAGTTGGCAATGATATAGAAACACAAGAAATAACTTTTACAGTACAAGGATAATACAATATGGCACTTAATAGTACAAATAAAAAAAATAAGGGTAGAGATATAAAATATCTCAATAAAGATTTCGGACAATTCCGTGAAAATCTTATTGAATACTCTAAAACATATTTTCCGCAAACATATACTGATTTTAACGAATCATCACCTGGTATGATGTTCATAGAAATGGCATCATACCTTGGTGATGTTCTTGGATATTATATTGATGATACTTTAAAAGAATCATTAATGACAACTGCAGAAGATAAAGCCAATATAATTTCTCTATCACAATATTTGGGTTACAAACCGAAAGTGACCTCTCCTGCTGTGGTTAAATTGGCAATATATCAAAGAGTTGGTGTATTAAATGCACAAACAAACCCAGAACCTAATACTAATTATCTACTAAGAATTAAAGAAGGAATGAGTGTAGTTTCAAATACGGGAGTTTCATTTAGAACAACTGAATTGGTAGACTTCTCAGATGATAATGATAGAGAAGTGACCATATATAATCGTGATACTCAAGGATATCCTGCAAATTATCTCATTAAGAAATATGTAAATGCAATTTCTGCAGAATTAAGAAGTGTTACAAAAACATTTACAAGTGCTGAAAAGTTTTCTAAAATAGAAATCGGGGATAACAATGTAATTCAGATTTACGATGTTCGTGACACAAATGGTAACAAGTGGTATGAAGTGCCATATCTTGCACAAGAAATGGTTTATGTTGATTATGCTAATACAGAACAATATGATAAAGATTTAGCACAATTTAAAGATTCGGTTCCAAGTATTTTAAAATTAACAAAAACATCGAGAAGATTTACAGTTCAAGTAAATGAAGATAATACTACATCATTAGTATTCGGTGGAGGTAACTCTACTACATCAGATGAAACATTAATACCTAATTTTAAAAATGTTGGATTGGGATTGAATTCATCTATTGATAATCTTGGGGCATCGTTCGACCCTTCTAATTTTTTAAAAACTAAATCATACGGTCAGGCACCTGCAAATACAACATTAACAGTTAGATATTTAGTTGGAGGCGGCGTTGAATCAAATGTAAGTGCAGGCGAATTGACAACGATAGATAGTATAGAATATGACGAAGATACTACTATTTTTGATGCAGATGAATTGTCAATATATAACTCATACAAATCATCAATTGCAGTTGAAAATGAAGAACCTGCAACGGGTGGTAGAGGTTCGGAAACTATTGACGAAATTAGAGAAAATTCTTTAGCTAACTTTGGTTCACAGAACAGAGCTGTAACTCGTAACGATTATCAAGTACGAGCACTATCATTACCGGCAAAATATGGTGGAATTGCAAAAGTATATTGTGCACCAGATGGAGAATTGGATAATAATTCACCTTCATCGATTTTAACCGACCCAAACTCTTTACAACAATTTACTGAGTTAGTATTATCATTAAAAGAAAAAGAAGGTATAACTGAAAAAGAAATACAGAATCAAGTAAATACATTCTTATCAGGAAAACAGTCTGATTCTAAAGAGAAGAATAATCCCTTCGCTATTAACTTATATGTTCTTGGGTATGATTCTACTAAAAAATTATCTACACTTAATCAGGCAATTAAAGAAAATTTAAAAACTTATTTAGGTGAATATAGATTACTAACCGATGGTGTAAATTTATTAAATGGATTTATTATCAATATTGGTGTTGATTTTGAAATTAGAGTTTATGGTGGATATAATAAACGAGAAGTTCTTGTTAAGTGTATTTCTGAAATTCAAAACTATTTCAATATAGATAATTGGACTTTCAATATGCCAATAAACCTTTCTGAATTAGAATTAATTATTGCAGGTGTCGAAGGAGTACAATCGGTACCAAAATGTGAAATTGTAAACAAGTGTAAAGGTAGTTATTCGAATGTTTCATATAACATTCAATCGGCAACTAAAAATAAAATGGTATATCCTTCATTAGACCCATCGGTGTTTGAAGTGAAGTATCCAAATAAAGATATAAAAGGGAGGGTTGTTTAATGTATCAGTTTTTAACAGCATCAAAAGATGCAACCATATACTTACAACAACCTAGTCAGAATACTGGGTTAGATGAGATATTAGAAGTTTCTAAAACTTATTATGGAAACTTAAAAGATATTGCACATACTTTAATTAAGTTTGATACTACATCACTGTCATCATCACTTATAAGTGGTGAAGTAACTATGAGTTCGGCTGAACTTATTTTAAGAGAATGTGAATCTTCTGAAATAGCGGTTGATTATACAATATTCGCACATCCAATTTATCAAGATTGGGATATGGGAATCGGAACTCGTTTTGATGAGATTTCTACCGATGGTGTAACTTGGAATTCAAAAACCACAGGAACTGATTGGTTAGAAGGTGAATATGAAAGTGGTGTAACTGGTTCCTTTAATGGTAAAGGTGGTACATGGTACACTTCATCAGTTGCAACTCAATCATTCTCATACGAAACGTCAGATGTAGTTATGGATGTCATTACTCCACTACAATCTTGGTTAGATGGTTCACTTCCAAACAATGGATGGATTATTAAACACGATTCTAATTTAGAAAATGATACTGAAGATTATGGACAACTAAAATTCTTTGGTAAAGAAACTAATACAATCTACCAACCTAAATTAAGAATTGGTTGGGATGATTCTACCTTTGAGACCGGTTCTCTTACTGAACTTACCTCTGATGATATTCACGTAACGTTTAAGAGATTAAAAACAAGATATAAGGTTGGTAGTTCACCTGAGATTAGAGTGTTCGGTAGAGAGAAGTATCCACTTAAAACATATACTAATCTATACGCTTACAACGATGTGAAATTTCTACCATCTACTACTTATTATCAAGTGAAAGATATTATTACCGATGAGGTGATAATCCCTTTTTCAGATTACACAAAAGTAAGTTGTGATTCAAATGGTAACTTCTTTAAACTCAATTTAAAAAATTGGGAAACACAACGAGATTATTATTTAGAAATCAAAGTTGAAAGAGATGGGGTAATTGAATACTTTGAAGATAAAGACTTAACTTTTACAATAGAAAAGTAATAAATGGCAATAGATAATCAATTTAGAATAGATGAACTTATCAGTAAGGGTTCTCGTGCTATCGTTTCCAAAGACGAAGTAACGGGTAATCATACTTTTGTGCAAGGTTCTAAAGAGGTTGTTAATGAACCATATCCTCATTTAAAAGGTGAACGAGATGGTGAACAAGTTGGTACGATTGAAAAACCTAAGTACAACGAAGAAGAACTCGTAAAGGCAGTTGATACTGTTGTCGATGAACTAATTGGTCCTCCTAAAAAAGAAAAACCACCCGTAGTTCCTAAACCACTTTATGATGATTTAAGAAGATTATATGATTTACGTGGTGTTCGTATTAACGAATTAGAAACTCAAGTTTCCAATTTAGAATCAATCATTGCACAATTAGAAGCACAGATAGAATCATTGCAGATTGAACTTGACGCTGCAAGATTACAACAAACCGTTGCTGAAAATCAATCTCAACAAATTAACGAACAATATGTTGCTCTATTACAAGATTTCTCCACTGCTGTAATTAAATCAACTAAAGAAGGTATTGAGAGAGTTTCTCTTAAAGCTCAGACAGAAGGTTTAATTGCTCAAAAAGAATCTTTAAGAAACCAAATTCAAGCTTTAAATAATATTATAAAAGCTCTACAAGGTCAAATTGAAGTACAGCAAGCTCAGATTGAAGCAGAACAACAAAGACAAGCATCTTCTGAGGTTCTTGAAGGTAGAGAGGGTACACAAGACCAAAAACAAAATTCAGGGTGGAAAATACCTCAATCTGAATTGAAAGGTAATGTTGGTGGGGCTTTAGTTATTAAAACTAAAAATGATAATAAAGTAGAATATATTGTTGGTACTGCTATTAACTTCTATAACTTTAATGATACCGAATCTCAAACATTTAATTTATCATTAGATACTGAAGCTAGAAAATGGTTAGAAATTCCATCTTCAATTACTTTGCCACCACGAGTAGATAATGTTGCGGGTAGAGGATATGTTACATTAAAATGGAAAAACAAAACCGGTGATACAAATGGTAAACGTGATACAAAATTCCAAGGTAGTGTAATTGTATCTACCTCATTGGGTGATACACATACTATACCAGCTATATACGATAGAGAGGTTGATAGACGTGATACTTGGGGTAGTAGAGGAAATGTTGGTGTAGTAGTTGGTAGTGAAAAAACATAAGGATAATTAAATGGCAATTAGTAACTTTAAAAAAGTAGAAGATAACAAGGGTTACCTTGTTAATGACAAAGATAGAAAAATCTTTGAGAGAGAAATCTCCAAAGGTTACTTTGGTATTAACATAGGTGATACTATTGAATTTATCTTATACGATTCCAATGATAATCCTTTACCCCAACAATCTGCCAAAGGTAAAACTGCAAGATATATTGAATATAATGATGATACCGAAAAAACTTATTTTG